TCCTCCGAGTTGAATCCATCTGACGAAATCCCCTTGAGCCTCAGGACCCCAGAGAAGCAGAAGAGAATGACCCATAGCGTCTGCTGGAGTAGAAACTGCCGCAGTAAGAAAGTTTGCACCCTCCAGATAGGAACTTGCCAACCCGTGAGTATACCAACTCGTCGCGAAAGTAGTCCCAGTAAGCCAACCGCCAATAGCAAGATAAGCAGTGGGAAAAAGAAGAAGTCCAGACCAACCAACAAAAACGAAACGATCTCGTTTAAGCCAGTCGTCAAGGACATCGAACCACCCCCTCCTCGGGGGACTTAGTGTTGAAGCGACCATTTTTTCTATCCTTTAAGTAGTACAATTGTGGCCAAGTATCACGAATTATTTCCGCTAACTTGTAAGAAGAATTTTGAGGTATCACTAGGTGTATTTTCGTAGATGGACGAATCACCATAAGTTTTGTGATCATTATATCCAACCATACGTCCTTTCGTGTTTTGTAGAGCGGGCATGAAGACAATGAAGAAGAAGACTCCAGGTGCCCCAACGAAGACGACGGCAACAATAACATAATAAGTAAGTAATTCAATCATAAAACTTCACATAATTAGGAAATAAAAAGGACCCCGTAGGGTCCTTTGAGTTTATGTCGTTAGACTATCAACCGATAGCGGGTGCAGTCAGAGCGACAGGGGTGGACTCAGCAGCAGCAAGGTCCAGAGGGAAGTTGTGAGCATTACGCTCGTGCATTACTTCCATACCGAGACCAGCGCGGTTGAGAACGTCTGCCCAAGTGTTAAGGACGTGTCCTTGGTTGTCTTGAATAGACTGGTTGAAGTTGAAACCATTCAGGTTGAATGCCATGGTGCTAACGCCCAGTGCAGTAAACCAGATACCAACAACAGGCCATGCTGCGAGGAAGAAGTGCAGCGAACGGGAGTTGTTGAAGGATGCGTATTGGAAGATCAGGCGACCGAAGTAACCATGAGCAGCAACGATGTTGTAGGTCTCTTCTTCCTGACCGAACTTGTAACCATAGTTCTGGGACTCAGTTTCGGTGGTTTCACGAACCAGCGAAGATGTGACCAGAGAACCGTGCATTGCACTGAACAGAGAACCGCCAAATACGCCAGCAACGCCGAGCATATGGAAGGGGTGCATCAGAATGTTGTGCTCTGCTTGGAAGACAAGCATGTAGTTGAATGTACCAGAGATACCAAGAGGCATCGCGTCAGAGAAAGAACCTTGACCGAAAGGATAGACGAGGAATACAGCAGATGCTGCTGCGACTGGAGCAGAGTATGCAACGCAGATCCAGGGACGCATACCGAGACGGTAAGAGAGTTCCCACTCACGACCCATATAAGCATAGATGCCAATCAGGAAGTGGAAAACTACGAGTTGGAAAGGACCACCATTGTACAACCACTCGTCGAGGGTTGCTGCTTCCCAGATGGGATAGAAGTGAAGACCAATAGCGTTAGAAGAAGGAACAACTGCACCAGAGATGATGTTGTTACCATACATGAGTGAACCAGCAACGGGTTCACGGATACCGTCAATGTCCACAGGAGGAGCACCGACGAAGGCGATGATGAAACAGATGGTTGCTGCAAGCAACGTAGGGATCATCAGAACGCCGAACCAACCGACATACAGACGGTTGTTAGTGCTGGTAACCCAATCGCAAAAGGATTCCCAGTTAGACACGCTTCCGCGTGACAGAGTTGAACTAGCCATTTTGAATAAGAATAAGTAAGACCATCAGGGAAATGGTGGAGTTACTATTTCCTGCCACCCTAAGACAGGATATGAGAGACGTGATTTATACACCCTATAGGTCTCGGTTGATGGGGTGTCGGTAAAGGAAAAGCGAAGTGCTTAACATTTGTTTACCTATTTAGTATACAGGAGTTCGGTTTTCCCGTCAAGACAAAAATTAGAGTATTTATACTCATACTTTAGATTCTGCAACGAGTTTTGAAGCATACTCGTAAGCATATACCTCACGTTTGCCCTTAATACCCCAACCCAACCAGTAGTAAGAGGGCACCATGTACTGAGACACTGTATGCCCACGACCTTCAAACTCTGGAAGGTAGCGTTGGAAAGTAGATTCGTTAATCATGTAACGAACTTGTCCTGCAAGACTGCTAGGATCACATTCGTAAGTTTTACAGAATCTACCGAGATTATTGTATCGGTTTATTGAGGTCCACTGAATAAGACCATAACCTCCACTACGGCAAGCGTCATAAGAAATTCTAGCCCCTCCTTCGCATATGTTGGGATGGAAGTTGCTTTCTTGTTTAATGTTACCCATGATCGCAGCAAGAGCATTACGATCGGTGATTCGGGTGTGTTCTTGTAATTGTTCGAGGACATATTTTTCGTTAGGACTACCGCCAGGTAAGATCCATCTGGGTTCATATTCATCGACGGTAATCTCAACCACTGGCGGAGGTGCCTCAGGAACAGACTGGATACCTATAGTAAGAGCACCTGCTCCTATGGTAAGGGCACCAAGAGTTGTTGCAATAGACATAGGTTTCATGAGACTACCTCCATATTATAGCACATAAAAAACGGGGCGTTAACTGGATTGTGCCAGTTACCCCGTTGTCATGCGACGACGATATTCAATTTTATTTATCTTTGTTTAGCGTGATAATAATACGATCGTTTTCGTAATCTGCTTTAAACTCTAAGGGTGTTTCTGGATCCCAGCATAACTCTTCATAAAGAGCGTTCAGAGTTTCCATGTCTTGATAGAGATCGGTCAGCATTGTCTATACAAAGAAATTATTTAGATAGGGTTGGATGCTGGAACGGGTAGTGGTTGTAACATTCCACCATCATGGTGGTCATCATTATCATCTACGTCTTCAGTCAACAGGGCGGCAAATATAAACCCTCCTATGAGAGACGCTGAAATGATTAACACGTCGTTCACCATACTCCAGGGATCAACTGCCCTGTAGTTGCGTATGCACCAAATGCTGCAATGATACCAACCATTGCTGCCCAACCGTTAAACTTTTCTGCTTCAGGTGTCATTGTAAATCTCCTATAAAAATTTAGTGATAAAAGTGAGGGAATCATTAGATGCCGAAGGCACCAAAGAAAAAGAGACTACCAGTGGTAGCGTAGGAAAGAACTGCTGCTACAAAACCGAGCATTGCAGTACGACCATTCAGTTTCTCTGCTCTTTCAGCATAAGTCTCATAACCATAACGCTCAGCGTCAGTCTTAGAGACATACATTTGCGGTTCTTTGGCGAACATATTGTTCTGCCCAAATTCATTCGTCGTAACGGTCATTGTCTTATGTAAAGAACTGTTACTATTATATAGCATTTCTTTACATTGTCAAGCCCCAATCAAAGACGATATTTCCTGAAACGCTGATTCTTTCTCCGTCAGTGGTCTTCATTGCTACACTATGCGGGAGTGAAGATGGAAATATCAGAGTATTCCCACAACTATGTTCATTGATTTGGAGATATTCGATGTGATCTGAATGCATAAAAAAGAACGGAGCATCATTATCACTACATGAAATGTATGCACTGAAGGAGTACAATGAATTATTATGTTGATGCACTTGATGTTGATCACCTTTTTTCATTCTATTCACCCACATCATAGGAATGAATAATCCCTCTCTTGGCATGTTGTAGAAACCATACTCACGACAATGACGTGTCATCTTTTCATGAACAGTATTAGTCATCCAAGCAGAAAACCTTCTTGGAACACGCATCTTATACTCTTCCTTGATTGATATTGAATGATGATCACCAAGAGGAATTTTATTTTCTAATCCTTCGTATGCACATTCAGTTAGTTCCTCAAATTCTTCAGGAGGAATCTGCTCACAAATTAATCCAATTTTGTCTAAGAGAAATGCAGATAATAAGTTCATATAAAAAAGGGACGCATATAGCGTCCCAGATAAGGGTCAACTTGACTCCACCACCTAGTTAGTAAACTAGGAATATTTGCTTCTGTCGCGCCTAAAACCATTTAGTTTTAGATCTATTGGCAAAGATCAAGAGAACGTGATTACGTCCTTACCATATGTATCACCCAAGTCAACTGGTTGTGCTGCTTGGATATTATAGTCAGGATCATATTCATCAAAGACCCTATCTACTCCATCAAGTTTGAAAGAGAAGCGAGGAGGTTTAGGGAGTTGACGATCGATCGCCTTCATGCCTTGATAGTGACGCCAGATTTCCATTTGGAGACCAGGGTCAACATCATTCTCCATTGCGTCTTTGACGCATTCTTCGAGTGCTTTGATTGCTTTTTGATAAGATGTCATGGTTTTACTCGGTCGCGAACATAGCAGGGTACACGGTCTGGATCTAACCATTTCGTGTATTCAAAATCTTCCATAGCATAATCCAATTGAATTGAATTGTCTAGAAGATACATGTCTTTGTATCGTTTAGTCCATTCATCGAACTTTTGAATTCGATAGTCAGGACGACCGTTAAGTTCGATCGTCCCAGACTGGACATAACGATAGGGATAGCGTTCTAGAAGAACTTCAGTTTTCATAATAAAATAGGTCCTGTTCAAGTTTGGTTAGGAGGATGTCGTAATCCTCGTCTACATCACCATAGAAATCGACACCTTTCTCCTCATAGTGTTTCAGAATTTGATTATAAATGATAGGATACTCGATGTCAAGTGTCACTTGCCTGTCAACAGCTTCATAAAGAATTTCGAGACAAGACGAGAACTTTTGTGTTGTAGTCATGTGCTTTTCCTCAATGGACCGTTTTGCCCTTAAGGGCAACGGGTCAGGAGGGAATCGAACCCCCGACACACGCTTTAGAAGAGCGTTGTTCTATCCGCTGAACTACTGACCCATTAGAATCTTATGGGCAGAGTTGATAGACACGTTGAGACGCTTAGCGTCTTCTTCAAATCCTCGCTCAGCAAGAATGTGAAGTTGGTCAATGAGTTGATCTAGATACTGTTCCTCAAGAGAGGTTTCAGTTTCAGGTTCAAAGTCAATGTGCATTGGTGTCCCTCAACTACCCTGTAAGTATAGCAGGTTCAGGGTCTTCGGTCAAGGGTTGAAATAATCTTTTCGCATGTACCTACCGAGTATGTTGCTGTTGTAGAAAGCAGGCGTCCCATCTGTCATAGCCTCCGTAAGTACGTTGTTGAGAAATAATTGTCGGGTCTCTTCAAAGTTTGTGAGACCCTTTGTTTTATGTAGGCTTAATATGTCACGTCTAAAGGCGAGATTCCCGATCCTCTTACGTTCTTCAGTAAGTTCAGCAGAACTTCCGTAGTATTTTTTCCAGTCGCTCTCACTTTTAACTCTCCTACCTCCACCTCTAGGTTTTCGTAGTTGGTGAAAGTACTTCCTTCCGATGTATCTCTTACCAGTGAGTGTGTTTGTAATGCAATAGACAAAACCGAAATGGTCGTCAATGTTCTCAGATAGAAAAGGGTATCCGTTAAAAATCCAGGGGTTTTCATAATCAGTCGGGATCTCCGTCGTCGTCGTTTTGGTCAATGTAGCTACTCGCTATGCGCTCGCTACTCTTATCTATGTAAGCAGAAGGATCAGCATAAACCTCTGCCTTGAGTTCAGCGATTGCGATCTCAAGGTCTTGAATAAGGGTCTTCAAATTTTTTTTATTCATAGACGATACTCTTGTATAATATCCAATACTCTATTAAGCATTGTATGGGCACCATCATGCCACTCACCATTCTTATCGTGCCAAGAACCATCGTATAGTTCATTCTTTAACTTTAAGATCCGAACTTCGACTTCTTCTTTAGTCATAGAATTTCTCACAATTTTTCTTGAAGTGATTTCCAATCCTGATCAAAGAGTTCTAAACCTTTGTCAGTGAGAATGTGCTTATAAAGTTTGTAAAAGATGGGAAGCGGAAGAGTACATATGTCAGCTCCCACTCTAAAGCAATCGGTGACCTGAATAGGTTCTCTAATAGAAGCGGCAAGAACTTCTGTCTTGAGTTCGTGAGTAGCAAAGACATCTGCAATTTCCTCAATGAGATGAATTCCATTCCAGTGTTGATCAAATACACGACCGACGAAAGGAGAAACATAAGTTGCTCCTGCTTTCGCAGCAAGTAATGCTTGTGCCGTAGTAAAAATTAGTGTTACGTTTACATGTACATCGTCGTCTGCAAGTTCCCTACATGCTTTCAATCCCTCTACAGTGCAGGGAACTTTGATAGTGATGTTTGGTCCGATCTCCAGGTAGTTTTCTGCCATATCAAGCATTTCCTCTGCAGTATCTCCAACAACTTCAGCGGACACTGAAGCATTCCAAGGGAAGATAGAGGAAATTTCTTTGATTACTTGCATCGGGTCTTTACCCGCTTTCAACATAAGACTGGGGTTTGTAGTAACTCCGTCGATTAAACCAGTCTCAAATGCAGAGGCGATAAGCTCTGGGTCAGAACAGTCCAGAAAAAGTTTCATGACTCTCCTGTATAGGTTGTACCTATTTAGGATAGCAAAAAAGGACCCGTTTGGGTCCTTTATGTGGAAATCAAGATCTGATCTTCCAGGATTTGCTGCTAAATGGTTTTAGATTAACCCATTTGGCATAGTGTACGCCACGATAAGTTAAAAAAGCGAATGTTTTATCTGGATCGTGTTTCGCTGGATCAAATTCTGGAAGGTCATATTCAAGTCTGACCTTCAGCATTTGTCCTATCTCCTCATACTTTTTGTAAAAGGAGAAGTTCTCCGTAGATCATGCCGATGAATGCTATGCATCCAATAGACATCAATCCAACTGTTTGTAGTGCTAACATGTCTACCTCACTTGCTGTAGACGTGTCCACGATAGCAGTAGGTGCCATGGGCATCCTTTTGCTCAGCACAGTTTACATTATACTCAACACCACGGTATGCAGTGTGAGAGATCTGTGCATCGTGAAGGGCAGATGCTTTGTTGATCTGCTTTCTAATAAGGTTGAGGGTGTTCATAATTGACTCCTGAAATAATAGGGTGATTAACCTTCTCTCCTTTCGGAGGATCCGTTACCCGTTCCTTCAGTCGTTTGCGTCCCATGGACAATGAGGTGTTGCTTCTTGAACAACTTCAATAAGTTCCGTCCTGATTGCCGCTGACATATGATCATGTGCATTGATACGATCGATAATTTCGATAGCATCAACACATGTCATTTGTGAATAGAGTAAAAACTCAAACATGGGATGAACGCTCCGTTCCGCGACTTACTTGCGTCTCACTATGATAACACACTGTTGCACTGACCGTCAACTTTGGTTTTGAAATACAGGATTAGATTTCGCTTAGACCTGAAGTCTAAGTCTCCATCTAAATAAATTTCAATCCGTTTTTGAAGGAACCTTTCACAGGACATATGCCACCCATAGGGTGACGCATCATGAGAGGCTAAGGTCAATGCCAGAAGAGTACTTAGCATTGTGAGATGAACGTATAAGTTGTAGCGACTGATACAGACAGTGCTACAACTATATTTATATCATGAATTCATAACAAATGTAGTTCAGTCGGATACCTTTTTACTTTTGTTTAAGTATTTGTCAGATTCTACATCAGTGATAAGAGTCATACCAGACTTGATAAAGTCTTCACCCTTATCAACACTATGTCGAGTGTTACGTTCTTGCTGTTGTGCTTTTTTCTTTTCCATTGCCCAAAGGTCTTCTGCGAAAGGATTGCTTGGTTGGTCTGCCTTATCTAAAAGATCATCCCAACCATGTTGTGCAGCGTCTAGTATAGCATCTCTACAGCGAGAATCCAGCGAAGGTTCCTGCTGTGACATCTTGTTTGATTCCTCCGACGACATACGATTCGATCTCCGTTTCCTGAGGTGCGTTTTGTTGTCCCTTAGAATTGAGCCAATGCTCAGTCCAAGGAAGAGGATTGTTCTTTGCAGGAATGTCGTAAATCGGTTTGATACCGACTGCCTTCATCCTACGATTTGCAATCCACTCAACATAGTTATACAACAAACGATCGTTAAGTCCAATCAAACTACCATCTCTGAAAAGATAATTAGCCCATGCTTTCTCTTCCTCTACAGTACGCTTAAACATTTCAGTGACATATGATTGCTCTTCTTGAGCAATCAGTTTCATTTCTGGGTCGTCTCCTTCTGACCATTTTCTGAGGATATTCTGCGTGATAACCAGGTGTTGGCTTTCATCTCTAGCGATAAGAGAGAGAATCTTAGCCGAGCCCTCCATAAGTTTATTCTCGCCAAAAGCAAACGAGCACGCAAACGAAACATAGAAACGGATTCCTTCGAGGATGTTGACATTAGCAATTGCCCTATAGAGTTTACGCTTCAACTCACGGCGTTCCCATTGTCCACCCTGGTGACCTTCTCTTGCAAGATCCCACATAGTGCTGCCATCATACTGATGAGCATGTTCGATAAAACTATCATATGATTCAGTAACTGATGAGGCACGAGACATTACATTCTCATCATCCAAGATAGTGTCAAAGACATCACCAGGATTAGAATATACATTCTTAATAATGTATGTATAGGAACGACTATGGATCATCTCCATAAATTCCCATACTGTCATACATGCTTCTAGTTCGGGGAGAGAACAGTAAGGGATAAAAGCCATCCCAGGACCGCGCCCTTGTACAGAATCCAGCATGATTTGGTATTTAAGATTGCTGGTAAAAATGTGCTTTTGCTGTTCCGATAAAGTTTGGTAATCACTGCGGTCCTTTTGTAATGATACTTCTTCTGGTCTCCAGAAATATCCCAGTTGCTGCTGGGTCAATTTGTCAAATACAGGATACTTGTATTCATCATATCTTTGGACACCAAGAGGTTGTCCAAAGAACATAGGTTGATTTTTTGTGTCTACTTTTGTTTTGTTAAAAACGGTCATTCCTTCTACTTCAGATTTTACAGGACTCGCAGTCATCTTCCTCTTCGGTGATAAGTTGGTCAATTAAATTGTCTACGGATGGAGTTTGTTCAACCTCGTCTCCGTCTTTCTTATTATCATATGTGTTTTGATAATAAGATGTCTTCCAACCATACTTGTAAGTGGTCAAAAGATCTTTTGCCATCTCCGAAACAGGCACTTCATTGTCAGAATAATTCTCTGGATTATAACTCCAGTTACCACTGATTGCCTGGTCAAAGAATTTCTGCATTACGGCGGTGACTTTGATGTATCCGTCGTTGTTGTGCATGTCCCAGAGGAGGGTGTATGCCCCCTTGAGCGTGGTGTAGGACGGCACAATCTGCTTAAGAGGCCCCTTCTTCGATTTCTTAACGGACAAGTAGTCTCTAGGAGGTTCGATTCCATTTGTTGCATTTGACACAACGGAACTGCTCTCCGAAGGCATTTGTGCGGACAGAGTGCTGTGTCGCAATCCGTATTCCACAATGCGTCCCCTGAGATACTCCCAATCACATGAAAGGTCATTCGGTACAATTTCGTCCACTTCCTTCTTATATGTATCGATAGGAAGTATTCCATCAGCGTATTTGGTTTTACCAAAATAACCGCAAGGACCCTTCTCCATTGCCATACGATTAGACGCTGTTAGAAGGGCATACTGGAACCTCTCAGTGAGTTTATGAACGAGATCATGTGCCTTCTGTGAATCATAGTTAGCACCATGCTTGGCAAGGTAATGTGCCAAACCAATGAAACCAATACCAAGAGAGCGACGATTCTTAGTGCTATTCTCTGCTGCCTTAACAGGATAATGCTGATAGTCAATCAACGCATCCAGACCACGAACTGCCAGTTCACACAGTTCATCCAGTTCATCAAGAGACTTCAGTTTACCGACGTTGATAGCAGACAAAATACACAGAGCAATCTCACCCAACCCATCAATATGATTGATAGGATCAGTCGGGAGAGTGATCTCTTGACACAGGTTAGACATGTTCACCTTGTCCTTAAAGGACGAGTGAGTATTACAGTGGTCAATATTCATAATGTAAATACGACCAGTCTCTGCTCTCTCCTTCAGGAGACTAAGAATGAGTTCCTGAGCGCCGATAGTCTGTCTTGGAATAGAGAGATCTGATTCATAGTCCACATAGAGACTATCAAATGAATCAGTACCAAAAGCATCATAAAGACCTGGCACGTCGTGAGGGCTGAATAGGGAAATGATGCCGTTGGAGATGAATCGCTCATAGAAGAGTTTACTGAACTGAATACTATAGTCTAGTTTACGAACACGATTATCTTCGGTTCCTTTGTTATTCTTTAGAACAATTATGTCTTGGATTTCTTGGTGCCAGATTGGAAAGTGGACAGTAGCTGATCCACCTCGGATTCCATTTTGAGTGCAGCATCTGACAGTTGCCTCAAACTTTTTGAGAAATGGAATAACGCCTGTGTGCTGAACTTCACCGCCCCTGATTTTAGCGTTGATGCCCCTGATTCTACCCGCGTTGATGCCGATACCAGCACGTTGTGCAACGTAGTGACCAATAGCCATGTCGCTACTAAAAATGCTATCGAGGGTGTCATCAACATCAACAAGAACACAGCTCGCAAATTGTCGAAGTGGAGTTC